GGCGAGTGAGACGGGGCAGGCGTGGCTGCACGCCGCCGAGCCACTGGACCTCCGCGAATGGGCGTAGATCGCGACGCCGTCCTCGCGGTCGCACTCACCACGACGCCGCTACTGTTCATCTGGACCTTGGAACTCGCCGTCCGCACGCCCGAGGTCGCCGACACCACGCTTACCGTGTTCGTGTGGCCGGTCAACGCCCTCCCCGTCTACCACGCGGCGATGTACGCGCTCCTGTTGACGACCTGTACGACAGCCTACCACCTCGCGGCCCGCCCGAATCGGTAGTGTTGCACGCGCCCCACACGACGCCTTTTGAGACACCGACGAATCCCCGTGGCGGTTGTGTCGGGACGCACACGACTGGTTTCGATACGGGGCCGTCCACCCGCCGCCAACAGCCCCTTGCGGTGGTGGTCGCCATTCGAGTCACGGCCTTTTCCACGGGGCTTCGGTCGTGACGAGGCCACGCGGCCCCACGCGATCTTTCCATACCATGACTAACGACGGACACATGAACGGCGCGGGGCATGAAGATCCGCCACCGAAGGACCCCGACGAGTACTGTAACGCTCGCAAAACCGACGGCTCGGGCTACTGTCAGCAACCGGCTGGTTGGGGGACAGACCATGATGTCGGCCGGTGCAAGTTCCACGGTGGGTCGACGCCGGGGCAAGAGCGCGGTCTCATCAAGGAGCTTGAGGAAGCTGGCGAGGACGCGACGACGGCACTGCGCCTCCGCATCAAACATCTTCGGCAGGATGTCGAAGACCCCGACGCCGAGGTAGACTGGCAGGAACTCGACCGACTGGCTCGCACGATACTTGACCGGGCGCCAAATGCGCCAAATAAAACTGAAACACAGGAGGTGACCGGCGAGGACGGTGGGCCGGTTGAGGTCAACTTCTCCGAAGAAGTCGTCAAGACGCCGTGGAGTGACGAAGAATGAGTGCCACCACTGCCACCGTCGAGTACCAGTGGACGGACTACCAACGACACGTCCGCGACGAGCTGGAGAGTGGCGATCACGACCTTGTCGTCCTCCGGACCGGATACGGTGGCGGGAAGTCAATCACGGGTGGGCAGTGGATCCACCGCGGGGCGATGATCGACCGCGACGGCGCGGGGAAGTCCCTCGTCATGGCCCAAGACTACGCGAAGGGCAAGTCGACCACGTACTCGGTCTTTTTCGAGACGCTGCCTGGTGCGGACACGAACCCGTTCGACGACGGCGATCCCGAGGACTCCCCGATCGTCTCGACGTGGCACTCGAACGACAAGCGACTAACCTATCGAACCGGGCACACGGTCTATCTCGGCGGCGCTGACAAGTGGAACCGCTTCGCCGGCGGAGAGTACTGCCGGATCTGGTGTGACGAGGTCGGCCACTACCCACCGACAACGGATCTCTACCGCCTCCACGAGATGCTGGTCACGCGCCAACGCACCGATGTCGGCCCGAACTCGACGTTGTGGACGTCGACGGGCAACGGGTACAACCAGTTTTACGACATCACCGAGCGCCAAGTCACTCGCGACGACGAGCCACTCCCGTGGGCCGACCGGATGCACGTCGTCGTCGCCTCGACGGAGCATAACACGCTCCTGCCCGAGGACGGCCTCGAAAAGATCTGCCGGCAGTTCAAAGGCACCGCACGCGAGGAGCAAGGTCTGCACGGCGGGTTCGCCGCCGCTGAGGGGCTGGTGTACGGACAGTTTACCCGCCCGACGCACGTTCGCCCGGCCGAGGAGTTGACCGATCGCCTCGTTGAGGACCACGCCATCTACGGATACGACGCCGGCTGGGACGACCCGCGTGTCGTCGTCGACATCCGGCGCACCCACGCAGACCAGTACGTCGTCTGGGACTGTTACTACGAATCAGAATCGCGCCTCGCGGAGGTCGTCGACCCCGACGATGTCCTCGAAGAGCGGGCGGCGTGGATGGACGGCCGCCCACGAGGGCACGTCTACTGCGAGCACGAACCGTCTCACATACGGCAGTTTCGGGCGGCGGGGTGGCCGGCGACGAAAGCAGAGAAGAGCCTCGACGGCGGCATCGACCACGTCCGCGATCGCCTCGCAGCGGACAGTGAGGCGCGGCCGGGGTTGCTAGTCGCCGACCGCTGCGCCGACGTGATCCAAGAGTTCCTCTCCTACAAGGAAGAGCACGTCGGCAAGGCCGCGGCCACCGACCACGCCCTCGACGCGATTCGATACGCGCTGTTCACGCACACGCCGTCGAGGAAGCAACGCGACAGCGATTCATCGGGGATTAGCTACCTATGAACGCCGCCACCGAGACCTGCCGAGAGTGCGCGTCCCGACTCACAACCGCCCGCGAACAGGCCCGCGGCGTCTGTGACGACTGTGGCCGCACGGGAGTCACGAAATGAGCGAGGAGACAATCGACCTCAACGTCACCGCACTCGGGGGCCTCGAAAAGGCCGAGGACACCACGCAACTCGACGAGCGGCGCATCGCCACCGACCTCGGGTTCGGCATCCAGCCGCCGTACAACCCCGACCGGCTGGCGGCCTACATGGAACTCAACGAGACCCACAGCGCCGCCGTCCGCAAGAAAGCCCGCTACGAGGTGGGACATGGCTTCGACATCGATCCCCACCGGAGTACGGCCGCCGAGGACGCCAGCGACGACCAACGCACCCGCGTCGACGACTTCTGGCACGGGAGCGACACGAAGTGGCTCGTCGGCCCGAACGGCACCGCGGCCACGACCCCCGAGGAAGTCCTCGAACAGGCCCGGATCGACTACCACGCCATCGGGTGGTTCGCTATCGAGATACTGACAAGCGCCGATGGCACGCCGGTCGGTCTCGCCCACCTCCCGGCCCGCACCGTCCGCGTCCGCAAAACCGAGACCGAGGACGGCGAGGTCATCAAAGGCCACGGCTACGTCCAGCGCCGACAGGGGCGGCTCCGGTACTTCGGCGAGGCGGGCGACCGCTACGACGACGACCCCACGTTCGTCGACCGTGAGAACGGCGACGTGGCCGACGACGCCCGCGCCCTCGACCACGCGCCGGCGAACGAACTCATCTGGATTCAGAACCCGACGCCGCTGGCGCTGTACTACGGCGTCCCCGACTGGGTCGCCGCCACGCGCACCATCGCGGCCGACGAGGCGGCGAAAGACTACAACCACGACTTCTTCGAGCACGACACGATCCCGCGGTACGCCATCAAAGTCACCGGCGGGACGCTCTCGGAGCAGTCGAAACAGGAACTCCGCGAACTCTTCCAGAACCTCCAGGGATCGCCCCACCGCACCGTCCTCTTGGAGGTCGATGAGTTCGGCGACCGCCTCGACGACGACATCGAGATCGAACTCGAACCACTGTCGGCGTCGCGGAACAAGGACATGGACTTCGAGGCGTTTCGGGAGCGCAACGAACACGAGATCGCGAAGGTCCACGAGGTGCCGCCAGTCCTACTCAACCGCACCGAAACGTCGAACCGGGCCAACTCGAAAGAACAGGTCCAAGAGTTCGCCCTCTCGGTCATCGCCCCGGAACAGCAGAAATTCGCCTCGCGACTCTACCAGATCCTCCACCAACAGGCCCTCGACGCCCCCGACTGGACGCTGTCGTTCACGCTGCGGGGCGCCGACCAACCGATGGAAGAGGCGAAGGTCGCTCGCACGCGCGTCATGGCCTCGCGTGGCACCATGACCGTCAACGAAGCCCGCGAGGAGGTCGGCCTCGAAGCGCTCACCGACGATGACGGCGAGCCACGCCCCGAAGGCGAGACGCTACTGGCGGAGTTGGGCGCCGACCCGGTCCAGCAAGCGGCCGATGGCGACCGCCCGGACTACCTCCCACCGGAGGACAATCGCGTCGGCACACGCGAAACCATCGACCTCGACGGCACGAAGGCGCCCATCGACACCGCGCAGTTCGACTCCACGAACCTCGACCAAGCGGTCTACGACGAGGGGCAAAACGAGTTGTACGTCCGCTTCAAGCGCGCCGACGGGACCGACAGCCTCTATGTCTACCTCAACGTGCCGGGCGAGGAGTGGGAGGGGCTGCGCAGCGCCGCCTCGCACGGGAGTTACCACTACGAGAACATCCGCCTGGACTACCCCTACGAGGAAATCACGTCGAATCACGAGCGCCTCCCCGGCACGCCCCAGCCCGCGGAGACGCCGACTGGACTCTAACCTATGGCCCGACGCTTTCAGAAGACGGTCCGCATCAAGACCGTCGACGAGGAGGCCCGCACCGCCACCGGCGCGGTACTCGTGCCGGATGAACTCGACCGCCAGGGCGATTTCCTCCGCCCCGAGGCAGTCGACCGATTCCACGCCGACACCGTCGACACCGGCGTCATGCACGCCGCGTTCCCCGACGACGCGGCCGAGTTGACGCGTAACGAAGTCCTCGACACGGCCGAGGACCTCGACGGCGCGGAGTACCCGCCCGGAACGTGGGTCGCCACGCGCCGCTACGAGGACGACGACCTGTGGCAACTCGTCGCCGACGGCGTCCTCCGCGGATTCAGTATCGGCGGGGAAATCGAGGACGCCGTCGAACACGAGACACCGCCCGAGGACGTGCGCGTCCCCGAGGAGGTCCCCGAGGACACCGCCGCCGGCCCGGTGACGGAACTCCTCGATGGCACTGTCGACGAGGTGAGCGACGTGGACATCCCGGCGGTGCCGCGGGCGACCTACAAAGGCGACGGCCTCGCGAAGAACGTCCTCGAAGAGGCCGAGGACGAGGCCGCGTTCGTCGCCATGATGACCGAGCAGCGGGGCCACTCCGAGAGCGAGGCCCGGCGGCTCTACCAGTATCTCACCACCCACGCCGCGAAGGCGGCGCCGGCGTGTGCGGACCTCGCCAAGCCCTTCGCCGGCTTCGAGGACTGGGACGACTGCATGGCGACGATGACCGAGGAGCGGGGCCACTCCGAGGAGGCGGCCGAGCGGATCTGCGGGTCGCTCAAAGAGGAAGCCGAGAACGCCGCGCCCACGGGGAAAGTCGAGATCAACGGCACCGAGGTCGACCTCACGCTCCCCGACCGCGTCATCAACGCCGCCGAGGCCGTCGAGGCCAACCGCGAGGCGATCCCCGATTCGTGTGGCACTGGCGTCGGCGACCGGCGCGTACGGCAGGCCCTCGGCGATGGGATGGGCGCGGAAGTCATCCGCGAGGTCGCCGCCTACCTCGACAGTCACGAGGCAGACCTCACCGCCGAGGGACCGCCGACCGACTGGAGCGAGGAGGAGTGGGCCGACTGCGGGAACGCACAGTACGCCAAGTGGCTCTACTACGCCGACTGGTTTCGGTCGACAGTCAACGAAATCGACCGCGCCCGCGGCGAGGAGGAGACGTATCCAAACGTGACCAACAGCAAGAATCTCGACGACCCCGAGTTCGGCGAGGGAGATAAAGTATCCTGGCCGTGGCAAGGCGACACCGTCCACGGCCGCGTCGCTGACGTTGGCGACGCGTTCACCGTCGGCGGCAACACAATCACCGGCGACGAGGGCGAGGCGGTGTATCTCATCCACGACTGGGACGAGGCCGCCGAGGCCTACGATCTTGAGGGCACGGCCAAGCCCCAGTCCTCGCTCTCCGAGTCGACGATGGAGATGCCGCCCGTCGACGAGGCCGACACCAAAACGAGTCTCTTCGAGCGCGTGAAATCGCTGCTCACACCGGGCGGCGACGACGCCGAGAAGGCGGCCGACGACGCCCCGGAGTGGGCGCAGGACCTCGCGGAGAAGGTCGAGAGCCTCGACGACCGCGTCGAAGCCATCGCCAAGCAGTCCGGCCACGACAGCGACCAGCTCGGCGGCGCCGGCGAGACCGACGACGAGACGACCAAGGGCTTCACGCTCGACCCGCGGAAGGCGGGGCGATAACCCATGAGCCAGGCAGACACCTCCATCCAGAACACCCGCGCAAAGAACGAGGACGCCCTCGAAAAGTTCGACACGACGACGCTGGCCGGCGGGGTCCTCCCCCGTGACCTCTTCGACCAGTTCTACCAGGAGGTCCAAGACACGGCCATGATGCTGGAGGACGCCCGCACCGAGGACCTCCCGCGGCAGAAGATGGCGCTCCCGAAGATCTCCGTCGGCGAGCGGCAGCGGCGCGGTGCCTCGGAGGGCGAAGGCGACGCCGGCGATGCGTCGGTCGACACCTCGCAGGTCCTGATGGACGTCGAGAAGGCGACCGTCTCCTACGACCTGACGCGCGAGGCCGTCGACGACACCGTCGACAACGTCGACGAGATCGTGCTGGATATGCTGTCCCGGCAGTTCGCCATCGACACGCAGGACCTCGCGATCAACGGCGACGAGTCCTCGGGCGACGCGTTCCTCAACCAGAACGACGGCTGGATCAAGATCCTCAACAACGACGGGTCCACCAACGTCTACGACCACGCCGACAGCGGCACGCCCCAGCCCGTGGACACGACGCTGTTCAACGAGGCGATCCTGGCGATGCCGAACAAGTACCTCCGGAG